GAATCCTTTCCTGATTTAGATGGTAGTGGAGATATAACACAAAAAGATATTTTAATTGGAAAAGGAGTTATAAAAAAAGCTATGGGTGGATTATTAAAAAGAAAAAAATATAATACAGGTGATGAAGTTTTAGACGCTGAAACTTTTGAACAATTTGATATTGAAGATTTAAAACCAAAACCAAAAGCTATTTCAACTTCAGAATTAAATGAAATGAAAAGTATGGAAGCTCTTAGAGAAATGAAAGATGCAGGATTAGAATTAACTGAAAAACAAGAAAGTGATTTAGAAAAATACGAAGCATCAAAATCTATTAAGTCAGAAAGAGTTAAAGCTGCATTAGGTGGAATGATTGGTGTTGAAAAAGGTAAGTATGACCAACGACCTGATTATCAAGCATATGCCGAAGGTGATGTAGTTGAAGAAGAAACTATAGAAGAAGAAGTACCCATGGAAATGGATATGGAAGATTCATTATTAGAAAAGCCAGTTGGTATGGATGAAGAAATGGAAGAAGATATTACTGATGAAGACATGGAAGGTATGGATGCAATTATAGATACCTCAGCTTTATCAGAAGAAGAAGAAACATTATTGGATGAAGCAGTAGATATGCACCCTGAATTAGAAGCTATCATTCCAAAATTAGTTGCAACAGAATTTACAGATGATGGAGAAGTAGAAGGACCAGGAACAGGAACTTCAGACTCTATCCCAGCATTGTTATCAGATGGAGAATTTGTCTTTACAGCCAAAGCAGTAAAAAATCTTGGTGTAGATAAATTAAGAAAAATGATGAAACAAGCAGAAGAATCTTATGACGCTGGTGTTCAATCTCAAGAAGAGGAACAAGAAATCGTATAACAGAATTTATAGAGACAGGTAAACTCTATGGATAGACAAGCTACCTTATAATTTATTATAAGCCCTTGTAGCTTCGTTTAAAAACTATTACCAATTTTAGCTACCTTCAAAGTTAAAAGAAGCCCTAAAGGAGGACACAATGAGTAAAAACGAAGAAGGACAAAGACAAGAAGCCGAAGCAAATCCTTACAATAGAAATAAGTCTTGGCATAATGAGAAATCAATGCCTAAAGACAAAACTTCTGCTGATGATGGTTTGTTTGTGCCAACCCCTGCAAGTACAAGAGATGTATCAACAGCTACTGCGAACAGCAACCCTGAAGATACTACCGAAAGTACGGCAGCCACTACGGATAAGGTTCAAGACTCTGCACTAAATGTAGAATCTAATCCTTATACAAAAGTTGATTATAAGAAAAGATATGACGACCTGAAACGATATTATGACAGGAAGTTAGGTGAATGGAATAATAAGGAAAGTGACCTTAAAGTTCAACTTCAAGAGAACAGACCTAAGTACCAACCACCTAAATCGAAAGAAGAGCTTGAAGCTTTTAAAAACGATTATCCTGATATTTATGGAGTTGTGGAAACTGTATCTCACTTACAATCGCAAAATGAAGTTAAGACATTACAAACTGAGTTAGAAGGTTTAAAGAAAGCAAATCAAACTTTACAAGAGAGAGAAGCTGCCCTTGAACTTTCAAAATATCATCCTGACTTTGAACAAATAAAAGAGTCTGATGATTTTCATAACTGGGCAGATGCTCAACCAATGGAAATTAAAAAATGGATATATGAAAATAACTCTGATGGAACTCTTGCTGCACGAGCAATTGACTTGTATAAGAAGGACCGAGGACTTGGAATTGATAAAAAAACCACGAAGAAGGCATCCAAAAATGAAGGAGCAGATTTGTTAGTTAAGACAAACGAACAAGTTCAAACTTCTGAATCAAAAGATGTTGTCTTCAATCGTTCTGACATAGCTAATATGACAGACGAAGAGTTTATGCAGTATGAAAAAGATATTGTAAAAGCTCAACGTGAAGGAAGAGTTAAGTAATTAACTTTTTCATTTTTTATTAACAACTAAAACAAAGGAGTAATCATGGCAAAATTTGCTGGTGGTTCAACGTACAACTTTGGATTAGGGGTAAGTGGTCAAACTAATGGTTTCTTCATACCTGAAATCTATTCAAAGAAAGTACAAATAGCACTTAGAAAAGCTGCTGTTGCAGAAGCAATCTGTAACACAGACTATATGGGTGAAATATCTAACTTTGGTGATACAGTAAACATCATCAAAGAACCTCAAATTGCAGTAGCAGACTACACAAGAGGTCTCGCTGTAACTTCAACTAACTTGACTGACCAAGAACTTGTTCTTACAATAGACCAAGCTAAGTCATTCTCGTTCAAACTAGATGACCTTGAAAAAAGGTTCTCTCACGTTAACTTCCAAGCCGTAGCTTCAGATAACGCTGCATACGCACTAAGAGATGCAATGGATTCAAACATCCTAACTGCTATTAGAGCTGGTGCAACTGTAACTACAGGCATGGGAACTACTTCAGCTCCAATTGATATTGGATTCACAGGTAGTAAAGTTGACCCTTTAAACCAAATGGCATTAGCTGCAAAAGAATTAGACGAAGCTAACGCTCCTGAAGAAGGTAGATGGTTTGTAGCTGCACCTGAATGGTACAATGCATTATCTAACTCTGCTTCAAAACTTTTATCAGTTGACTTCAATGCTGGTCAAGGTTCAATCAGAAATGGTTTAGTGGCGAGTGGTCTCCTAAGAGGATTCCAAATGTACAAATCTAACAACCTACCAACTAATGACTTATCTGGTGCAACTCCTGCTGGTTCAGCAACTGCACCTGTAGCTCTATTCGGTCATATTAGTGCAACATCTGCTGCATCTTCTATGAACAAAGTAGAAACTATTAGAGACACAGGTACGTTCTCTGATATAGTTAGAGGGTTAATGGTATGGGGTAGAAAAGTATTAAGACCTGAAATCGTAGGGAAAATTCACTACGTTGTATAGTCTTAACTACAACAACTAATATGATATGGGGGTTGAAATATACCCCCTATCACAAAGGAGAAATATAATTATGATAGAAAAAATTAAAAACAAATGTCAACATTTTGTTAATGAACATAAAGTTGAAACGATTGCAGTTTTAGTTATTCTAGTTATTGCAATTATAATATAAATTATAAAATAAAGGAATTAAAATGCCAATGAAAAAAGCAATGCCAGGTGGTAAAGTTTCCAATAAAGGAAAATACAAACATGGTGGTAAAGTTCATAGAAATAAAAAAGGTCATGGTGGAATGATGACTATAGTAATTAAAAAAAATAAAAAGAAAAAATAAGTATGGGAATAATGTCTTCTCCAGCTTGGACTCGTAAAGAAGGTAAAAATCCTAAAGGTGGATTAAATGCTAAAGGTAGAGCATCTTACAATAAAGGTAAAACTAAAACTGGTAAGAAAAGAAACTTAAAAGCACCAAGTAAAGTAAAAGGCAATAAAAGAAGAAAGAGTTTTTGTGCAAGAATGAAAGGGATGAAAAAGAAACTTACATCCAAAAAAACTGCAAGAGACCCTAATTCAAGAATTAATAAATCATTAAGAGCATGGAATTGTTAAATGGCTAAAACGTATCTATCAATGGTTAATGAACTACTGGTTGAAATAAATGAACCTGAAGTTACAACTGTATCAGGAGCATTAGGAATACAAAAGTTTGTATCTAATTGTGTTAATAGAGCTTACTTTGATATAGTAGATTCAGTAGATGAATGGTCTTGGTTACATACTGCAGCACCTCAAAATGAATATTATGGTAATCATTTTGTTGAAACTGTAGCAGGAACAAGATGGTATTTAATGAAACCAGGAGCATCTAATGTGGATGCTGATTTTGATTCTGTTAATTGGGATGGTTTTACTTTAACTGAAGAAGGTGTTAATGGAGAGACAGCACCTTTTACAATTAACAAATTAGCTTTTACAACTTTATCAGCATGGAGACAAAATTATGCTGCATCTGAAGAAGCTAACAAAGCTAATACACAAACATATGGAACACCTATTAGAGTATTAAGAAGTTCAGATGGAAGAAGATTTGGATTATCTCCAATACCTGATAAAGTTTACAGAATTTATTTCTTTGCTTACAATAGACCTACAGCTTTAGCTGCAGATACAGATACAGTTTTATTTCCTGAACAATACAAACCAGTTCTTTTAGCAAGAGCTAGATATTATATTTATCAATTTAAAGATAATATTGCACAATCGCAATTAGCCTTAGATGAATATAAAAAAGGATTACAAAATATGGCTGACCAATTAAATTCACCTCAACCTGAATATATGTCAGACGTTAGATTTACATACTTATACTAAGGAATAAACTATGCCAACACAAGGAGCTTCAATTACAGTACAAGGAGGCTTGGATTTAGTTTCAAGCTCTCATGCTTTATTTAAAACTCCTGGTGCAGCAACAGTTTTAAAAAATTTTGAATCATCTACTACAGGTGGTTATAGAAGAATAAGTGGTTTTGAAAAATTAGGAGGAAATAGTGCAGTTATTCCTTCAGGAGTTAATACAGATAGTATTCATGGTATTTCAGGATATGCAAATGGAATTATAGTAGCTCAAGGTGCTAATTTATATTTTAGTACTACAGGTACTTCTTATGTTCAAATTAACAAAGATACTTTTACAGCAGCTACAGGAACAGTTTCAATTAGCTCAGGTTCAGCAACAGTAACAGGAACAAATACTGTATTTACTTCTGAATTTATTGTAGGTGATGATATTAAAATTGATAATAATTTTTATAAAGTATTATCTATTACAAGTGATACTGTTTTAACATTAGATATTAATGCAAATACTGGTAATACTCAAAATGGTTTATCTTTTTTTAAAGGTGGTATTGCTTCAACTGCTTTAGCTGCTGCTACAACAATTCCAAGAACAAATCAAACTAATGTTAATTTTACTAATTTTGAATCATATGGTTTACATGGTACGTTATACTTTGTAGATGGTCAAAATAAAATAGGTGAATTTTTTATTGATAATAATAACAAATATCATTTTGAAGAAGTAACAAGGTCTTCTCCAGTAGGATGTTCATTAATTGAAAAATATGCTGAACGAATTGTAGTATCAGGACAAGCATCTAATCCAAGTCTAGTTTACTATAGTACTCGATTAAAACCTTATGATTTTGAAGGTGCATCTGCAGGATTTGTAGATGTAGGAGATATAGTAACAGGTATTAAAGTATTTAGAAATAGTCTAATTATATTTTGTAAAAACAGTATTTATGAGTTGACAAACCTTGATTCTACTCCTATAATTAAATCAGTAACAAAAAACATAGGTTGTATAAGTGGCAACTCAATTCAAGAGATAGGTGGAGATTTAATTTTTTTAGCACCTGATGGATTAAGAACAATTGCTGGTACAGCTAGAATTGATGACGTAGAATTAAGTTCTATTAGTAGAAAAATTTTACCATTAGTAAATGATATAATTAATAACTTTTCTAATTATACTATTTCAAGTATGGTAATTAGAGAACGAAGTCAATATAGATTATTTTATTATCAATCAGGTCAAGCGACTTCAGGACAAAAAGGAATTATAGGTACATTTAAATATAGTTCTGATGGTGTTCCTGCTTTTGAATGGAGTGAGACTAAAGGTTTACCTGTTAAGTTTTGTACTTCTGATATAAATACAAATGGTACAGAAGTTTTACATCATACAAATGAAACAGGATATGTTTATAAACATGACACAGGTAATAGTTTTGATGGCTCTAATGTAGTAGCTGAATTTCAAACACCTGATATGGATTATGGTGATAATGGTTTAAGAAAAAGTTTATACAAAGTAAAAACTAATATTGAACCTGAAGGAACACAAAACGATTTAAATTTAAGAATCAGATATGATTTTGAAAGTAGTGAAGTTCCTCAACCTGGAAACTTTGCAGTTGGAAATTTAAGTTCAGCTTCATTATTTGGTTCAGCAGTATTTGCTTCAGCCACTTTTGGAGCAACAACACTACCAAGTAAAAGTATATTAGTAACAGGAAGTGGGTTTTCTAATAACTTTAAATTTTTTAGTGATGATACAAATGCACCATATTCAGTAAATGGAATGTTTGTTTCATTTATAGCAGGAGGAAGAAGATAAATTATGGCAGGATATACTAGACAGAGTTCTATTAATGATGGCGATACAGTTACAGCAGCATTATTTAATAATGAATACAATCAATTATTAGCTGCATTTAATAATGCATCAGGACACAAACATGATGGTACATCAGCAGAAGGTCCAGTTATAGGATTAATTGGAGATGCTGGTCTTACAACTCCATTAAACAAAATTTTAATAGATACAACAAATGATGAAATAGGTTTTCATGTTGATGTATCAGGAACATCTACACAACAATTTAAATTAACAGATGGTGCAATTGTTCCAATTACAACTAATGATATTGATTTAGGTACATCATCTTTACAATTTAAAGATTCTTTTTTTGATGGAACAGTTACATTAGATGGTTTAGTAATTGGTTCAGCAGCTTCTATTACAGATGTAGATACAGATTTAAGTGCAGTATCAGGAAATGATGATACAGTAGCTAGTGCTAAAGCAATTAAAACTTATGTTGATGCACAAGTAACAGCTAGTGATTTAGATTTTTCAGGTGATGCAGGTGGTAATCAATCAATTGATTTAGATTCACAATCATTAACATTAACTGGTGGAACAGGTATAGATACAACTGGTTCTGCTCAAACAATGACATTTGCAATTGATTCTACAGTTGCAACATTAACAGGTTCTCAAACATTAACAAACAAAACTTTAACTAGCCCAGTTTTAGATACTGGTATTAGTGGTACAGCTTTTAAAGATGAAGATAATATGTCATCTGATTCTGCTACAGCAGTTGCTTCACAACAATCTATTAAAGCATATGTTGATACTCAAGTAGCAACTATACCAACTGGAGATATTACTTCAGTAGTAGCTGGTACTGGTTTAACAGGTGGTGGTACATCAGGAGATGTAACATTAAATGTTGTAGGTGGTACAGGTATTACAGCTAATGCAAATGATATAGCTATTGATAGTTCAGTTGTAACATTAACTGGTTCACAAGCTTTAAGTAATAAAACTGGTAATATATCACAATGGACAAATGATGCAGGTTATTTAACTGCAGAAACAGATAATCAAACATTAAGTTTTTCAACACCAACTTTAACAATTAGTAATGGTAACAATGTAAATTTAAGTGCATTAACAACTGGTTTAATTACAGCCAGTTCAACTGATACATTAACAAATAAAACTATAGATGCAGATGGTACTGGTAACTCAATTACTAATATTGAAGATGCTAATATTAAAGCTGCAGCAGCTATTGATGCTACAAAAATTGCAGATGGTTCAGTAACAAGTGCAGAATTTCAATTTATTAATTCTTTATCATCAAATGCACAAACTCAAATAGATTCAAAACAAGCAACTATTGATGCATCTAATAGATTAAATGCAAATTTAATACATGATGGTTCAGTAAGTAATACAGAATTTGGATATTTGGATGGCGTAACGTCAGCTATTCAAACTCAAATCAATACTAAACAAGCAACTATAGATTCGTCTAATAGATTAAATGCAAATTTAGTGGGAGATGGTTCAGTAGATAATACTGAATTTGGTTACATTAATGGTGTAACTTCGGCTATACAAACTCAGATAGATGCAAAAGCATCAAATGGATTTGCTGTAGCAATGGCAATAGCTTTATAGTTGTTGACAGTTAAACAATAAAATGGTATAATTAGGATAATCTATGGCACAAGATTTCGAAAGATATTTACAACAAGACATTTCAAACAATGCAAATTCTCCTACTGTTTTAAGAACAGCAGCAGATTCAGATGATGCTATCATAGGTATTAGATGTGCAAACACTTCAGGTACTTCTGTGAATGTAACTGTATATGTTAAGAATGGTAGTGACACTTATCACATTATTAAAGATGCACCTATCCCTTCAGGTGGTTCTTTAGAATTAATTGATGGTGGTTCTAAGGTTGTATTACAGAGTGGAGATTCAGTTGAAGCAGTAGCTTCTGCAGCTTCATCTGTTGATATAATTACAAGTGTTGTAGATACTATCTCAGCATAAT